CATTTAGAAAAGGCAGATTAATGGCAATACTAGCAACAGGAAATACGTTCGCTGACGGCGATCAAGTCACTTCGACTAAATTGAATAACATTGCTAATGCAGCAACTTTTGCAGCGGACGCAGTGGACGATAGCACAACCGCACTTAGCGGAGGAAAGATTATCATCAAAGATGGAGGTGTCACTCCGACAAAACTTTCTACAAACCATCCAAATTGGGACTCAACTGGTCTTGGTGTAGGCACCAGTTCACCCAGTTCAAAGCTGGACGTAGAAAGTAGTAGCAGTAGTGCAGATGGCGTAGATATTAATAACACGTCTACGGGTGATCCCGTTATAGAATTTCAGTTATCAGGCACCGCTACATTTACAATGGGTGTGGATAATAGTGACAGTGATAAGTTCAAAATTGGAACCACTGCTGTTGAAACTGCAACATGCCTGACAATAGATAGCACCGGCCCACAACTTACCATTGGCAATGGTGCAGCAGCAGACACTGCTATTATATTCGATGGTAATGCCCAAGACTTTTACATAGCTCTGGACGATAGTGCTGACGATTTATTAATTGGTCTTGGTTCAACCATTGGAACCACACCTGCAATTGCTATAGATGAGAATTTACAATCCACATTTGGTGGAGATGTTATTATTGGTGGCACGACCCCAACATTAACTATTGGTGATGCGGGAGCCGAAGACACAGCAATCGTCTTTGATGGAAATGCAAAAGACTTTTATATAGCCCTAGATGACTCAGCAGATAAGCTGGTTATCGGAGAAGGCTCAACTGTTGGAACCAATAGCATCTTAACCATTACAGACGATTCTGTCACCATTGGTGACGCTTCTGCGGTTGATACCAAGATTGTTTTCGATGGGAACGCACAAGATTTTTATATTGGATTAGATGATAGCGCAGATGATTTGGTTATCGGTCTTGGAAGCACCGTAGGAACTACTCCCTCCATCTCGGTTGATGAAAATCAATTGGCCACATTCGGAGCTGGAATTACATCCACAGCAGCAGCCAACACATTGGGAGCCACCAGCTTCAATGATGCTGACATCACTAATGTTGGGTCGATTGCGTTAGATACCATTACTAACGATGGAACCGATGTAACCATAGACTCCAGCGGAGACATAATTTTAGACGCAGACGGAGCAGACATTAGGTTAAAAGATGCTGGAACAGAATTTGGAGCCTTCACAAACTCATCAAGCAGTTTTGTTATAGGTAATTATATATCTGACAAAGATATAATATTTAAGGGCAATGATGGTGGGTCAACAATCACTGCTTTAACGCTTGATATGTCAGACGCAGGCGCAGCAATCTTTAACGATAAGATTGTCGCAACAGAGCTGGATATTTCAGGCGATATGGATATCGATGGCATAACCAACTTGGACGTTGTGGACATTGATGGTAATGTGCAACTGGATGGGACGCTCACAGTAGGTGTTGATAACACAGGATATGATGTTAAGTTATTTGGAGCAACCTCTGGAGCCTATTTGCTCTGGGACGAATCTGCCGATAAACTGCTAACAGCAGGAGACACCGTCATAGATATAGTTAAGGATAAACTCCTGATTGGTTCAACGGCTGTCACCACAACTGCTGCCGAACTAAATATCCTTGATGGCGTTACAAGCACAGCAGCAGAACTCAATCTGCTGGATGGTTCTTCTGCCGACACTGTAGTTAATTCAAAAGCTGTAATTTACGGATCAAGCGGAGAAGTAGCTGGAACCTTGTCTACTGCCGCACAGACCAGCGTAACCAGTTTAGGGACACTTACAGCCCTCACAGTAGATAATGTAGCGATCAATGGCTCAACCATCGGGCATACTAGCGACACAGACTTGATGACAGTTGCTAGTGGTGCTTTAAGCGTTTTGGGGACTGTTCGTATTGGTGATGGCGGTACAGATGATATGATTTTAAAGGGTGCGGTTGCTGCTGCTGTCGCTCCCGGCGGTTCTGCAAATGCTGCAATTATAACTACCGCTGGAATCTCATCTTCCGCTTATCAAGTTGGGATAGAAGTACCTTCTAATGATTCTAACGACGGGTTTTATGTAGCGACTGATTCTGATCAAGATGGAACTGTAGATTTAATTGCCATGAAGATTAAGGCTAATGGTTATATGGGTATTCTCAATACAGCCCCAACCACAGCTTTAGATGTCACTGGCACGGTAACTTCGGATGCTTTTGCGGGACCATTGACAGGCAATGTCACGGGTAATGTTTCAGGAACAGCAGCCACAGTAACTACTGCTGCACAGTCTAATATTACCAGTCTTGGAACACTCACCGCTTTAACCGTTGAGGGACTACTTAACTGTAGTAATGATAGTGGTGCTCCTCGTGTTCGGCAACAAGTTGCATCTGACAGGGGATACCTTTACCTCTACAGTGAGAATGATTACGCCATTGGGCGTTGGTATGCTGACGCAAACGGATCACTCATCAGACTTTATGAAACTGAAGCTGAACAAACAAGAGTTCAGATGGGAATCGATGAGAATGATGACGGTTATGTTAAAGTTTGGTCAGCGGCTAATTCGAATACTATTGATATATCTGGAGATGGAAGCGCATCATTTTCAGGAGCTGTTTCAAAGGGAAGTGGATCGTTTAATATCGAGCATCCATTAGAATCTAAGAAGGAAACCCACCGATTGGTTCATTCATTTATCGAGGGACCACAGGCTGATTTAATTTATAGAGGGAAAGTGGATTTGATTGGTGGAGATGCGACAGTGAATATAGATATTGAAAGCGGAATGACCGAGGGCACGTTTGTTGCGTTATGCCGAGACGTTCAATCTTTCACGACCAATGAATCAGGTTGGACTGCTGTCAGGTCCAGTGTGTCGGGTAACATCCTGACAATTGAGGCTCAAGATCCCGCATCAACCGATTCGATTAGCTGGATGGTAGTTGGCGAGCGACAGGACGATCACATGATTGACACTGGCTGGACCGACGAAATTGGTAAAGTTATTGTTGAACCATTAATTCCAGAGCCAGAGGAAGAAGAAGAAGACGATGAGTGATATTAGCGTAGTCCAAATGACACCGGAACAACTACCGGCACTTGAGGAGCAAATGTTGGCTGACGACCACAATGTGGTAATGCCTACACATGTATTCAAGAAAGGTGGTGACATCATTGGATCTGCCAGCGTTGGAGCAGCTCCGTTGGTTTGGTGGTGGATGAATAGTAAAAAAGCTAAAGCTCTTGATAGTGTTCGTTCCATTAAAAAGCTGGAAGATGTATATCGTTCTAATGGTATACACCGGGCGTTCATAGTTTGCGATAAGGGGTCCAACTTTTTCCCATACATCGAACGTCTTGGTAACAAATTCATGTGGGAAACTAACATTTATTATAGAGATTTTTAAGGAGAATTGTTATGGGAAGTACTAAAGTTGAAGCACCGATTATAAAAGACGTTGATATAGCCCAATCGCTTATAGATAGTGCTCGGGGATATAAGGATGCGGCAGGTGATATAATTGCAGCCGAAAAAAAATTGCGCCCAGAAATGCAGAAGCTGGCTTTGGCTGATGCCAAAATGGCTTTACAGGGAGCCACTCCTGAACTTAGAAGGGAAAGAGATGCAGCACAAGCAGCTGTCGATGCTCAAACGGCTGCGAAAAGTAAAGCCGAGTCAGAGATTCAAACTAATATAGCTGAGATTAAGAATAGGAAGTTTGATGTAGAAGCCCAAAAAGCTGAGTGGAAGGAGAACCAGGAATTTTATGCGGGTGAAAAAGAGAAAACAGAGAAAACTCTGGGCAATTTTCTTCAGGCAAGTTTTGCAGCTAGATCTAATACTGGAGAATTAAACAAGTTTAAAAGTAAATATAGCGAATTATACCATAAATCAACGGGTAAACTTAAAAAAGAAAACGAAGTTTCACCTGAAGAGTATAATCGATTAGGCGAAAGATCTGGGGAGGGGCAGTGGAAACAGGATCTTAAAGATGCTTTGGACACTGAAAAAAAACTCGATGCTTGGGATTCGGGAAAGGAATATGACTGGCTCAAAAAACAGGCAGAAGACAAAGATCAAAGCGTAACGACCTATCTTAGAGAGACTGTTAAAGGCTATGACAAGTCTTTAGAGACCGTTACCAACGAGCTGGCTGCTTCCGATGCCGATATCCGTGAGTATAAAAAAGAAGAACATGAGGCCGCCACAAAGATGTTGGTTACTGCGGAAAACGATAGGATAACCGAGTTGGCTAAGAGTGGAAATTTTGAGGCTGCCGATATTGAACGGTTGCAGGGTGAGCTTCAAGAAGCCAGCGATGCTGTTCTTACTGGTAGTCCGGGTATGCTTGATCTGGCGGAAGAGGCCGTTGAGAGACAAGCTGCCGTTGGTGAAAAACTTAAGAAAGCTGCTGCTGCAAATGAGTTTCATACCATTCAGGAATTAGCCCCTGAGCTGGTAGAAATGTATAGGGAGGCTGATCCGGGTTCTGTTGAATTAGCTGATTTAGCATCCAAGAGAGCACAGCAAATGATTGATCGCCCGGAGGCGGGATATTCAGAACAGCAAACTGCGATGAAGCAGTTGAGAGAAGACGTTGGGTTAGCTCCAGTTGGAGGACCATTGGGAGCGGATGTAGAGAGAGAAACAAAAGCGATGTTGGGGAAGGATGAGCTTGGTCCAACTACCGCCACCCAGAGTGTTGTCCAAGCTATTGGAAGCCTGTTAGGTGGACCAGCAGCGTCGGCAGCGGAAACAGCCCTTTTAGCAGCAGGTGGAGCAGAACCCGGCGGGGCAGCACAAGCAGAGGCACTATCACGATTTGGAGCAGAACAATTGGCTGCGACAGCGAGACCGGCTGGAGCTGCTGAAATTGCTTTATTAGCAGCCGCTCAAAGACCAACAGAAGCAACGGGTTTAGCACAATTTGGAGCAGACCAAATGGCTGCTACTGGTAGAACGGTTTCACCCCTAGAATCAGCATTGGGAGCCGCTGCGGCGGATCGTCTAGGTGCCGAACAACGGCGAGCTGGAACGGGAGAAACCGATATAAGAACGGCGGCACAAGCCTTGTTGGGACGAGCAGCAGGTGGTCCTTCTGCTGTTCAACAAGATGTTCAAACGCAAGCATTGCTTGATATTGCCGAAGGTGTTCGTGGCGCATCCTCAACGGAACAAGCGTTAAGGCAAGCTGCTGAAACAGGTTTGGGAGCAACTCAAAGGACTGAAGGGGCCAGAGAGCAGGCTTTAACGGCGGAAGGACTACGATTGTTGCAACAACAGGCAGGTGGACCATCTGGCGTTCAAAGCGCAATGGCTGATGCTGCCATAAGAGATATGGGAGCTGGAGCCAGGGGAGCTTCTCCTCTTGAAACCGCTTTAGGCGTATCAGGAATGCGTGGTCTGAATGCTCAAGCTAGAGGAGCTTCTGATATTGAACAAGCCCTTAGTGCTTCAGCGATGCGTGGCATGGGTGCCGATGTCAGGGCTGCTTCTGAAGTGGAAAGAGCTTTAGGGTTGTCAGCCATGCGTGGTATGGATGCTCAACAACGTGCAGCTTCTCCCGAACAGATTGCAATGCAGGCACGAATTGGAGAACTCATAGGTGGAGCCGGAAGACTTTCCGATATGGAACAACGTCAGGTGGATCAGGAGATGTTGGCATTACAACAACGTCAGGGTAGAGCCAGAGATACTGGTGCTGCCGCTGCTGTTACTGGTCGCATGGCTGAGGCTCGACGGGCTGATCTTGGTCAGGATTTGGGTCTAGCTTCTAGCCTTCTTGGTCAACAAGATGCTTTGACACAAGCTGCAATTCAAGAGCAGATGCAAGCGCAAGCATTAGGACAACAGGGTGCCCTTGGTGCTGCTGGACTGGAGTCTGCGAGACAGGATGAGATGATGAGACAAAGGGCTTTAGGGCAAGCTGGTGCTACCAGTGTCGCTGGTCTCGAAGCAGGCAGGCAAGATGAAATGCTCCGGCAGCAAGCACTGGGTCAACAGGGAGTTCTGGGCGCAGCCGGATTGGAAGCAGGCAGACAAGATGAGATGTTCAGACAACAAGCTTTAGGTCAACAGGCGGGTGTATCGGCACAACAAATGGACCTTGCCAGAGCGCAACAACTGGCATCAGAAAGGCAAGCAGGAGCTGGATTTTTAGGAGAAGCTGAAAGCCTGCAACAAGCTAGAATACAAGAAGGCTTACAGCGTCAGGGAATTGCTCAACAGGCTGCTGCTCAAACAATGGGTCAGGAAACGGCAAGACAGCAAGAACAGTTACGCAGACAAGCGCAAGGGTTGCAGGCCGGAATGACAGCAGAGCAGATGGAGCTTGCCAGACAACAACAAGGAATTGCTGCCACTCAAGCAGGGGCAGGGTTGGTTTCTGGAGCCGATGCTTTACAACAATCTCGGTTTCAACAATTTATGGCAGAGCAACAAGCTGGTGCTGGAATGGCGGGTGCAGCAGGGCAAATGGAAGCGCAACGCTTTGCCGAGATGCAGGCTCAACAGGGCATGGGAATGCAGGCAGCAGGTCAGGCAGGTTCGCTCGGTTTACAGGGACAACAACAACAGCTATCTGCTTTAGAATATGCCGGAGATTTAGAAGCGCAACGAATGGCATCCCTACAAGCCCAGAGGGGCATGGGAGCGCAAGCTTTGGGTCAAGCTGCTGGTTTCGGTTTACAAGGGGGAGCACAACAGTTGGGTGCATTGCAATCCGCTGGTCAACAACAGTCACAACGAGAGGCTCAACGACTACAAGGTGTTGGTTTAGCTGGCGGTATAGCCCAACAAGAATTTGGACAATTGGCTGCTGGCAGAGAACTGAAAATGCAGCAATTTGGAATGGGCGCAGGTGTTGCCGGGGATTTAGCTGCTCAACAAAGACAACAGCAGACATTGATGTCTGGACTTCTCGGTCAGGAACAACAAGCTGAAGAACGAAGAATGGCTCAAAATGTAGCGAGGGAACAGCAAGCAATGGGCGCACTTGGTGGTGCGTTCGGAATGTCTAAAGCTGTAGCCCCGGATGTTGGTGCTTTCTTCGGTCGTCCGGCAAGTCAATCGGAAGGACTGGGTGTTCTTGGAATGGGTCAACAACAAGCTCAATACGGAGCCACTCCACAAGGAGCTGATTATGGTGTTGGTCTTAACATGGCAATGGCTCAACAAGCTAATCAGGCAGAACTGGATGCAGCAGCCATTGGTGCAAGTGGATCAGCAAAGGGTGGTTTAATGGGTGGTATTGGCTCGGCAGCAGGAGCCATCTTTGGTGGTCCAGCAGGAGCCAAAATGGGAGGGTTCGTTGGAGGGCTTTTTGATAATTAAAAAACAACTTTATAATTTAAGGAGAAAACATTATGGCTAAATTAGGATCATCAGTAGACGCAAGACTTTCACGGATAAGTCCCTACGCAACTAGTGCTATACTGCAAGGCGGTGCTTCAATGGGAGCCGGGTATTCCGCTGTTGGTGCCGGTCTCGGTAAAGCTATAACATCTATAATGCACCAGATTGAAGAAAGTCGCATAGATGAAATTTTGAACGAGGCACTTATGCCACAGGAGCCTGAGATGCAGACCACTCCCTCGGTTATAGGGGAATTTACATCTCCTGCCGATATGCAGCGAAAGCCAATTGAAGGAACCGGCCATCAGCCTTACACCCCAGTGTTGGATTCTGAAGGCAAACCAACCACCTATTCTCAATTAGACGAAAAAGCTATCCGTCGTTTTCTGTCTGATAAAAAAGTTTTTGGTAGAAATATTTCCGAGAAACGCATTGCTTCATTTTTGAAACAAGAAAGGGATTCCATAAATTCTAACAACACCACTCAAATATCTTTAGCCGCTTTAGAGGATCAACAAGAAACAAATAGGGCTAACAGACAGTTAGCCGAAGAGAAAGAGACCACTCGCCAAGCTGAAGTTGAAGCTGGCATTTTAAGAGATAAAGGGTATCAGGAAGAACGAATGGGTGTTATAAGACAGACCAGAGACACTCAGCAGAAGCTCCTCGACCAACAAATTATAGAGACTGAGGCAGCGGTAGCCGAATTAGCCGCAGGCACAGCCGAAAGAACAGCAACTGCCGAAGGCAGGAAGGCGGAAGAAAAAATGTTTGATAAATTTAGAATTCAATTAGAAAGAGGTAGAGCTATAATTAACAATCCAGAGTCTACCCAAGAAGATTACGCAAAGGTTCAAACAGATTTGAGATCCCTCCTTAACACCTACGGCCTAGCAACAAGTCAAGAAACTCTTGCGATGGCGCAGTTGGAGGCGACGGGCGAATTGATAATGGACGAGAAGTTAGACCTCGACGATCAAATCAATGCGGCGGCCAATGCCTTTTATGCAGATACAACTCAAGTTGAGCTTTTTGATCAAAAGCGAGCAGATGATCCGCAAGCACTCTTAGCAACAATGCTAACCTTATTGGAGGATCCAAATATCAAGACCGAAAAGCTTGAAAAACTATATACTCTTTTGAATCAAGACGTAAGGAACAAAGCTGCAGCAAGGAAATCACTGGGCCTAAATGGTGGTAACCCTCCTCCAGCACCAGTAACTCAAACATCTGCGTCTGGAAATACAACTTATCCAGGTAATTATATCTGGCCATGGTTCCGCAAGGAAGGGGTTCCCTACCTCGGAGCACCCACCATTGGTGAAACTCAAATGGGTCAAGCTATTCATAGCTGGCTCACCCCTGACCAAGACAAGTAATGCCCGTTGACGAATATGGTAATTGGGTGAATGAACTTCCGGCAAGGGGAGGGGGAGGTGCAGGCACTCTTGTTGCCGGTCTCGGTTCTGAAATTGGTATTGCCGGAGCTTCTCAACTCTTAGGTGCTGCCACCGGCGGCATTGGGTATCTGGCCCTAGCTTTTGGCGGTGGGATGGCAGGTAGCATTGCTAATCAGAAAATCAATAACGAACCCATTAGCCTCGGACGAGCCATAGCTGCTGGGATTATTAATCTTGTTCCCGGTAGTGCTGGTATTAAAGCAGGAAAAAACGCCTCAAAGGTAAAAAAATTATTAGCAAATGCCGCACAGGGGTTGAATAATTACCAAGGAAAAACAATCCCACATAGGGTATTTCGTGAAGCAGTGAAAGGCGCAGGTTTTGGAACCTCTGAAATTATCATAGAAAAGATTATTGATGAGGACAGGCTTCCGACCCCAGATGAACTCACTATGTATATGGGAACTGGCTTTGTCTTGGGGGGTGCTTTAGGGGGAACTCTAAGTTCTATTGGACAACGGAGTTTGGGTAAATCAATTAATGAAACCGAGCATGATCTCATTGTCGATCTTGTTGATTCTTGGGATAATAAAAATTTTAGAGATAAAGTTGAAACTGCCTTAGACTTAGACATTAAAATGCCGGAGGACATCAGCGCATTTGTGAAGAGAAACCTACCAAATCTAGGACCGGGAGAAGTAGAGAAAAACCCAAACATCTTAGATCGGTTGCCATTTCATTTGACAAGGCAGATGGAGAAGGTGCTGGACAAAGAATTTAATTCTTTAACCGAGAAAGCTAAAGATTCTTTTGTTCAACTAAATTTAGTTAAAGCCTTTTTATATAACCAAGATCCAACCACCGAGGCTGGGAAAATACAATTTGCCAAATTAAAAAGTTATCTTTCACCGGGACGAATCTTTGGCACAGAATTACACAATAAACTGGATGCTATCCAAGGTAAGGTGAATGAAATGGAGAATTTGGGCAGCAGAATCCGCAGCAACATTACGCACTATATGGAAAAAAATCCAAATGACCCAGGTGCAATGGATCAGCTTGCTGAATATGTAACGAAGCCTCGTCCTGGAGATCCAGGGGTGGAGGCTTATGGAATAGATCAGGTGAGAGACAAGGTTAATGGTCGGTTTATTAGTAGAGCAAAATTGCCAACACACCTTGAGTCATTCCGTGGTGACCTGGATACTTGGCGGGAGCTGAGAACAAAATATCAGCAGGAATTAATTCCGTTTCTGGAACCGGATGCAGTTAGATCGTTTGTTGGAATAGATGACCAACTGGCTTTTGCCGAGGTCTTTCAGCCTTTAGCTGACACCGTAAAAGATTCTGTTAAAATGCAGAATTACTTCACTACTGAATATCGTTTATTTACCGATGCTACATACGAACCTACTAAAGAACAATATAGAAAATTAATTAACCACTTTATCAAAGAGGACAAAAAAATTAGCCTCAGAAAGAAACAGCCTGAGCATTATCCAGATTGGGCTAGATCTCATCGCAAAGATGCTAGAACCGGAGAACAAAAACCGTTAGAAGGGCGAGACTTGTTACGTGCCCAACAGAAACAAGCAAAAGAGTTTATTGAAAAACGATATTTGTCTCGCTCAAAAAACATTAATAATCGTCCAGGGGTGCCGGCTCCTCCTGATTCTGGACAATCAACCTTGGGTAATGTTGACATATTAGATAGGCAAAATTCATTACCGGATGTATTAATTGATTTCCTTGGTGGGGAGATTAAAGATACAGGAGAGAAAATTTTTGGAACAGGTGTTCGCATCGCAAAGACACTAGCTAAGTTTCAAGCGGAAGAATTGCTTGTCCGGGATTTGGCTCAACGTAATTTAATTAGAATAGATTCAATTAAGCTTAATGACAAGTTCGTGGACATGCGTTCCCCTAAGTTGAATTTTGAAAATCCTAAAAATGTCCATTTGGTTGATGGAAGAATTTCTATTGAGGCTCCTGAAGTTGTAGCAAAGGCATTAGAAAACCTGAAAGAAACCAACTTTATGGGGGAGGTAATTGATAAGCAAGTCACTGGCATAAGGAAAGTTCTTGCAGAAATATACCAACCATTGGTCGGGTTATCCAAGGCCACCAAGGTAGTATTAAATCCGGCCAGTTATGCGACAAACCTGCTTGGTGCTGAAATTGCTGCGTTAGCTTCTGGTAATTTTAACCTTCTTGGTAAAGATGTATTTCGTGGGATAAGAGCCTCCTTTGATGAATTTGGTTCAATCGAGGGATGGGCCGAGCCAATTGGAAGGGCGGTTTCCAAAACAAGCAGACTAGGAATGAGTAGTAAGGCAGTCCAGGAAATGCGTTCCGACATCGGTAAGATGCAACGATATGGTATGATGAATAAGGATGTTACCGTCGGAGATACCATGAGGGCATTAGAGGATGGTTCGGTGGGACGATTTATTCAAAAGGGGTTAGATCCGTTTTCAAAGGCTTACCAGGTTTCAGACAATGCCCTTCGGTATGTGGTTTGGAAGGGTAATACTACTAAATTGAAAAAGATGTTCAGTCGCCCAGAGGGAATGGAACTCGTTAAATACAATGATGAAATCGAAAGAGGTGCTGCATTTCTAACCAACGCAACTTATCAGAATTATGACAAGCTGGCCAAGCCTATCCGTGTATTTGCGAAGGTGGGATTAATGCCTCCTTTTGTGGCCTTTAGTGCAGAGCTTACCCGCAATCTTTTTAATAACACCAAAGCAGCTACATATATGATGTTCGGTAAATTCGGTAGGGATTTGGGATTAAGTTCTTCTGTTTTAGCGAATGCCAACCGAGGTGAAATGTTTAAAGAAGGGATTACGAGGTTGACAATGATAGGGGCATTAACCTATGGGACATATAAGGCAGTTAATTATATTAATGAAGAAGGGGGTGTTGACCGAGAAACAATGAATGCCCTGAAGAACACTGTCATTCCAGAATATGACCGAGACAAGGAGTTGATTATTGAAATGAACCCAGATGGTAAGTCTGGCCACTACATCAATGCTTCATACATTAATCCTTTTGCGTTTTTTAATAGTTTTGTTCGAGCCTACCAGGATGGCACTAATACCATCGGATCTTTATCTGGAGTAGCTAAAGTGATTAGCAATGAATTTACCGGACGAGGGAATTTTGTGTTCCACGAATTAGGAAGTTTGGTAAGAAATTCAGATGAGTATGATAACCCCATTACCCTCAAGGAAGATGGAGTTGGAAAAGCAGCCGACCTCGCTAAATATTTCTTTGGAGAACTATTGAAACCTGGAGCGTGGAGGGAATTGGATAAATGGGTGGATGCTTTAAATAATGTGGGCGACAACGAAACCAAAGATTTGGTTCATCGGATGTTGGGCATTCGTAAAACCTCTTTCAACCTGGAGGAAGATCCTAAGTGGAAAATAAGACCATCCAAGGAGCGGCTTACGATGGCCGAGGGTCGCTACTTTCATGCCCAGAGGCAAACCGACATGTCTCCTGAACGTAAAGCCCAGGAATACCAAGAAGCAAACAGTGTCAGGCTTGCCTCTATGGAAAAGATGCAAACGATTTACGATTCCTTAAAGGTGCTGGGCATGTCTGAGGACAATGCTATTGGTATTATGAAGGACAACCGAGTGAGAAGCTCTGACATCATTCAGCTTTCCCAGAACAACATCCAAGACTTGGAATTGTCTAGGGAAGATAGTTTGTCTGACAAATATGAAGAACTCTCTGGCGACACTTTCCGGGAAACAAGGGAAAACATTATTGAAAATACCAGAGAAAACCCGATGCTCAAGAAGAGTTTATTAAACAAGCTCAAGAAGGAACAACTGTATGACCGCCGTGGTGTCACCATGTTTGACAGGCAACTCCTGGGTCTGGGTGTATCAGAACGAGCCGAGACTCTAATGAATGTTCTCGGTGTCACCACAAGTAACATGGCCCTGATTAGGGAATACCGGAGAAAAGGTATTATCACCGACGATGTGCTCAAGGCTATACGCCTGCGTGAGATGCAGCCTCGGTATTAAACCTGTTAAAAGGAGAAGGTGTACGTGATAGCGTACTGGATATAACGGTGTAAGATATCTGACTGGCTATAGCATACGTATGTATGCATCACCCATACAATGACACTGTTGTCTACTTATTGCAATCCACCAACCTGTAGATAAAACCACATATTGGTAGATAAGGTCCACCAACCAATTTGATGACCTATTCGGAAGGAGCACTTCCAGAAAGATACCAAAAGAAAGGGCCGGATTTCTCCGGCCCAGCAGGAATTAAAAAGGGACAAAAGAATAACCCCATCCGCAATTACTTACTGGATTTACCTGCCTCTCCAGAAAGAGCTTTCTTTTTTTCTTTGGCGGTCAAGGATTTAAACCGCTTCAAAGCAGTTTCCGTGGCCACCTTCTGCATGACACCCACCGTCATGGCTAGTGTCACTTCATTTAAAATAATGTCAGCTTGAGTCTTTAGATATTCTTCTTTGGTCATGAGTTTTTATAATGTTGTTTGTATATTCCATAATTCCTTCCTCGGTGTCGAGGATACTATTTGCACATCTTAGGCTGTGATAAATGCAAGTGCGGTCCCGGTTGAAGAACCAGCAAATGTATTTACCGGAGATTCCTAGTTTGGTTAATGCATACATAGTTAGCTGCCTGGCCGTCGTGGGTATGCGCTGTCGATTTTTGCTAACCATCGTTTCCATTTCCACGCCACACAATTTGGCGAAGTCCTCGGAAACACTCTTACAAAAATTGAAAATGTTCAATTGATGTTTATCTCTATCCTTTTTGATTATCGGTTCGTTTTTCATTTTCTTCTTTGGTTTTAATTTTGTGAGCTGCTTTGCTCACGGCTTGTAAATTTTTTTCACTACAAAATAATCTCGGTAAAAGTTCGTTCCAATTGTAGCCGAGCCATTTTGTTCTACGTCCCCACCTGTCAGGGATCACAGGATCAATATGATCGATCTGCATCTCGGATGCCGGGAACAAATCTTGAGTAATAGCACACCTATACATTTTTCTTTTTCTGTTAGTCTTCGGATTAATTTGATCTTCAACAAAAGCTTTATTCAACACTGAATATTTTGGTCCCCACCGAGATGTCATTCTCCGCATACCGCTCATAACGAATGATCGTAGGCGTGCTTCAGTCCAAGGTTTCTTCTTCACGGGTTTGGGTTCTGGGTTTTTACCGGTAGGTGAATTTAAACACCTCCTGTTCCATACGTTTAGCTGCGATCTCACAGTATTTCTCCTCGATCTCGATTCCTATAGCTTTGCGATTGACATCTTTAGCTGCTCGGAGTGTGGTGCCGGACCCCATGAAAGGGTCGAGGACAGTTTTAGCCTCCGGGAAGAAGGCAAGGCACCATGTCATTAACTTTAAAGGCTTTTGTGTCGGATGATTAGTACCGTCGATGGCTAGTTCGCACCGATTCAAAACTATCCTCCTTAATGCTTTATTTCTTGTAGAAAATGCAAGCTCGCAATCAGACGAGCAAATATCTTGCCCTTTATCCCAAACGAGCCAGCCCATACTTGGCGGGAAGCATTGAGGAAAGTAATTTGCTCCCCAAACAACAGAATCATGGGCCTTTTTCATTGCTTGTGTAATAATCTCGACTGGTGCGGAGTTATCCCATCCAAGGAACTCATAAGCCTTCCTGCCACCATGACTTGACGTTGAAGCGATCATTCCGTCTCTACCAATCCCATACGGTGGGTCGGTCAGCACCAAGTCCACCTTCCCCATATCGGGCAAAATTTCCCTACAGTCCCCATTGTAAATCTTCACGTAGTCGTCTTGGTAGTATGGATTAGGTAGACTCATTCATTTACAGCCCATTTATCTCATCGTAAAAAACAAAACAACTGATGGCATCGCTTAACGATTTGTCAAAAGCTTTGTCGGTCCATTCCTTAACGTGAGTGTCTCCATCTTTGGTGTTAATTATCACTGAAAATATCTTCGGGTTGTAGTCCAGGTGCATCATCTCCCGCACCATATGACTCTCCGATGCCAGTTGCATACAATCCTTTGCATATGCTTTCCTTTTTATATCCTGACCTTCACCCACCATCCGGGTTTTATAGTCGAACAGAGCGACCTTCCCATTTAGTTTGGCTAACAAATCAATTGTCCCGGCGACATTGAACGAGGGTTTATCAGACGCAATGATAGTCTCGGTTTCCATCACCTGGAAATCCCTGTCATTAGTCCAGTCGACAAATGGCTGAACAAACGGTTCCCATTCATTGCGCTTCCATTGACCGTTCAAAGCAAGCTCAAGCTGCTTATGGGCCTCGGTCCCCCACTCAGAGCTACTTACCTCCTGTCCGGTAATTGGATGCTCCCTGATGCCCCAGAGCATTTCAGTTATGATGGAGGTTTCAACATTCCGGTGTTTGCGGGCAAGGTGTATGGCCTCGGACACACGCCAATTATTAAAAAATTCGGACGGGAAAGTCTTTAGTTTTTCTGTAACCGAGGCGACCAATTTGCGCCCGGAGGTTAGCCATTCCTTCCTGGCCTGATGAGGGGTGTGAATGTCCTCTCTAAAAAATGCCGAGTGCCTAGATGTTATTTCGTAAAAATGTCTCATTGTTTTTTATAGTGGTGTAATTAGGGGGAAAGGCACCCCGACCTAAGCCGGGGCACCACACTCTCCTACTAATTTGTGATACGTCAATAAGGATCTTCGTCCACTGGCAACTCACTCCCGCTTGATATGGCATCTCGAATCTCAAGTAGATCCTTAGCCATTTCATATACAACCTTCTTGAAGGTTTCATTGTATCCATTTTCCCGGTAGTAAGGGCTTCGGGCGGTTGCACTGCATGCCTGATTAATACAAGCCTGTATGGCAATCTCTCTCCCTCGGTCCGATTGCCGAGAGAAACCCGTCGAGGTTCCGGTCGAGCTTTTGGTTACAACAAACCCACCTTCATCGGGTTTCCCGTCGTCATAGTCGTTGGGAATTTTGATGCGCCAGATGATTTTACCATTGGCTTTGTATGTGGAGTCCGTAGCCTCAACCAAGGTGCCTTCTTCAGCCCATGGGGGTGAGGTGGATGCTCCGTTTGCTATACCCTCGGTTCCGTCATCAAAAAAGATGTCGAATGCCCAGAGATCGGTGCCGTATTTATTTCGGTACGGCCTTTTACTTTTCAGTTTTACGCTGATTATTGTTTTCAGTTCCATTATTATTTTTATTTAGTATTTTCATCGAGATACCATGCGCCCTTCACGGGACTGACATCAATTTCGATGGGTGTGGTTTGAAACATTCTTGTTTCCTTATTAAACCACAAATCTTTTGAAAAATTAGCTCCACTATTCCTTTGTTTGAATACACTAAAGATGGCATCTCCCTGCTTTGCAAACTTTTCTTTTCGGTCCTGTGAATCACTGGACATAGCCATTTCTTTTTCCACGTTGCGCCACATAGAACAGATGGTATGGCTGGCCTGACTCAACTCCTGAGCACCGAGGATATTACCTGGACTGGTTGGCGGGTAGCGAGTGCCACCAGAGTCTTTACTCTTTGCATCGGCATGGGCCAAGAGAACTATACTCACCTCGTTTTTTATCCCAGTGCGGGCAAGGTCCATTGATATAATACCCTGGTTTTCGAAGTCCATCTTAGGGGCCAAATAAGCATAGCTGTCTATGAATACTACACCTATTCCATACTTCTTTTTAGCTAGAACTATTTCATCCCTCAATCCTTCCCAAGTTTTGTTATGCCGGAAGAGTGTGTCGTCAACAAAATACATATGCTCGCCTAAAATTTCTGCAATTTCAGCACACTCTTCGTGCTTAGATTCACGACCGAGTTTTTGATGGGCGAGCTGTAGCATCATCGCTTCAATTGGAATTTCAAATGAGAGGAACATCAGCTTGGTTCCATTGTCTGCCAAGAAATTTGCGAACTGGTAAGCAAGCTGGCTCTTACCTGATCCTGGGATGCCACAAATTGTAAAAAGTTCGCCGGGACGCAGACTCAGGTCCATATCCTGAAACATCCAGTTTTTAAATTCCTTTTCCTGCTCCTGCCTTGTAACACAATCCTGCATCTGTAGAACAAATGACGATGGTCTTACCAAACTTTCAGACTGGGTCGTTTTACTTTCATCGAGTAATTTCAGAAGCTGTTCTTCGGTCGGGTTGTCTTTGCAAAACCACTCATTAACGTCGTTGTGTGGCCTGGGAATTTCCAGCCGCTTACACCTCTCTACACCGAGCCGTTTTGATAGCACGATGAACATGTTTTGCCCTGCATCATCCATGTCACTGGCAATGTAAATTGTCTCCATCTGGGACAGGGTCGAATAGCAATGCTCAATCCAATTATGATTGGACGCAGACGGTACACTTATAACAGGAATCTTATCATCTTTTTGTATTTGGAAAATGGACATGGCATCAATCTCTCCTTCACAAATAATAACAGAGGTATCATTTTCGGTTACGAGGTGACTGCCAAATGGGGCACTGAACACTGGCTGAGTTGAATAAATCTGCTTACGATTTCCGGTGCGGGCCAGGTTGGTATATTTCATCATCCGGCAATGATTATCTTCATCGTAGTAGGGTGCTCCCCACCACGTTGCCCCGTTCCTCACGCTCTGGAACACCTTAAAGAGGTTGAGAGTGCGCTCGTTGAGCTTGCGCTCCTGTAACATGTAACGAGCCACCTCTGTGCCCCTTAACGGCTCATCAGTCACCTCAATGATTTTAGGCAGGTCAACTTTGATGGTGCGGATCTGCTCATACCCACAAAACTTGTGCGCCCATCTCATTGTCTCGGAAAAACTTCCGCCGAGAACCCGGTGAACCAACTCCAAGATGTTTATACTCTCATCAGATTCGTGATCTTTGGCCAGATACACAGAGTTATTTCTATTCTTAAATACAGAGGTGGAGTATCCCCTATCACCCGAAAAATTTCCCATACTATATTTCCCCCCTGCCTCCCGCTTGGCAGCGGGAAACAGTTCGGACATCAGGCTGTCAATTCTTCGGGAAAGTTCTTGCCTGATTTGTTGTGGAGACTTGGCTTCGTTCATTTGATCTTGAGCATCTTAGTTGATTTATCGTTACCGAGCCGGATGTAATCAACTCGACTACCTTCCCTCATTTTATTCCAGGTGTAGATCATGTAGTTGTAGTCGAGTATGTCCAAGGTTGCCCCAGTTCTGTATTTGAGTTTCAGATACATAGTTTCTCGATCCAGTTTAATCAGTTTTTCACGCAAGGCATAAACAGGATCACCGATTTTAATCCCGGAACCCGAAATTAATTTCTCGATGAAATCATCAGCCATCTCCCGGCCACCTGCACGTGCAAACATGACGTGACATGCAACCATCTTAGCTGGTTTGTAGATATGGAATTTTTTATATCCGGATTGAGCACAAAAAGTCATACTCTCAAACAGATCAGGAGTGTTGTGCCACATTGCCTTGCCCTCAATATGAGAAGGTTTAATCCTCCTCCTTGGCCTTCCATCCTGCTCATCTAATATAGTTACATACGCATTAACAACCGCTGCCGCATCCGACGGGTTGGAAATCCAATTTTCCCCTGATCCCAAAGCATCAGACAATCTCCTGGGATTCAGGTGCCCGATGGAATCAGGATCAGTGAGTTTAGCATTTCTATATACATACGCCCAGATAGTGACACCTGTTGCCACCACCGCATTCAACCGGTGTTGGCCGTCGATGACTATTCCTTCGGGTGTGATTGATATCGATGCTCCGTTGAGAACCCACCTGTCCTCGGTCATTTCATAGGAATAGATATTGACCCAGTTGCGACTAACTGGCCGATTTCTATTCTCGGCTAACTCTCGCATCCGCTTGTCTAACGAGAGCATTCTCGCCGCCCTTTCCGGTGTTATTTTTTCGACCAGGATCGGGTGATCCATGTACGTGTATTCATCGTTATCATATTTTCTCAATAACTCTTTTGGCTTATTCATATTATTATTATTGTTTTTGGTTATCGGTGATGCCATCGTGGCCACCGTTTTTTAAATTTGTTGTGAGGTAAGCGAGCACTTCGGGGTTGTGTTTAAAAATATTTATTAACCCGGCTGATAACACAGCCACAGCGTTTTCCTCGGTCTCTCTGTTCGATCGCTTATATTCATACCAAATGGCATGCATTATTTCGTGCAAAAATGTGTCAGCTTCACAGCCATGAATGCTGTTGTGAACAATTTCGATCCGGCGTTTGTCTTTGTAGCACAGTCCCCAGTCATCCGATCCGCAAGGCAACTCATTGTCGAACCAGAACACACTCCATTCAGTGCCTAAAATGTTTATGTATTTAATCACACTGCAATGAACAGTTGGGGCAACTCGTTCAAAATTATTCTATTCTCGTTCCACACTGGACTGCGATAGAGTTCACCATCCCGTGAGTACACTATCCACTTATCTGTCTTTTCTCCAGTGGAAACTCTTCTTCTCAAGGATATGGAATACCGAGTTTGTGAGGGTATGCGGTACTTAACATAGCCCCACACGTCACTGCCTTCTTTATGGTCATCGTGACCTACTCGTAATTGCTTGAAAGCAGCAAGAGATAGCCGCTTTCCATTAACTCTGATGGCCTGTATGTCAATTGACAGGGTGGCCAGTTGTGCCTCATGTTTTTGTATCATTTTTTATGTGGTTAGTTTTTTATAATCATGCTATTTGTCGTTGCACCAGCTTGTCGATTACCTCGCCGATGCTTTCGTTTGTATCTTTGCTCACCCCTTTTAAAAAAATAAGGGTGTTTGGGCGCACCCGAGTCTGGAGCCTAACTTGCTCACCTGGTTTCCATTTCGGCTTGCGACCGCCATAGGTTCGCTTGTCACGTTTGTAAAATAGTGCCTGGATTTCAGACACGGAAGGAATATTTGGTTTTATCTCTGATCTTTTTTTCATCTTCGGTTGTATTTTTTTTAATCTCGGTAAATCTTTTGCCAAGAAGGGTAAAAAATAGTTAAATGTACTTAGAGTCAAACTAATAAAGAAGTTAATTAATTAATTAATTAGAATATATAGGTTTACTAAGATAGGTTGATCCTCGCTACCTTTCAATCACCGAGATGACACTGGATTTATTGTGTCGTCTGCGGGAGCTGATTAGCCCACGCCGTGAGAGCCTGCTGATGGCCCTCGAAACGGTTTGCGGGTTGAGTCCGGTGAGGTGTGCCACCTGCTTGTTGCTCGGCCAGCATTTGCCTGTTCTGCTGTTGGCAAAATGGGCAAGGCACAGGAGCACCAACTTCTCGGTTGATGGAAGCCGGTGCTTGAACGCCTCGTTAATGTGATTAAACCCCATTTAACGCTTCTGGGTTGAAGCCTTCATTGATGGCTGCCTTGTCATAGGCTCTTGCTGCTTCTTCCTCCTCATCAAAGCGGCCAAGGTGTTTCAACTTGCCCCCAGTAGCTCGTGGGGCCAACATAATTTTCGCCTCCCATTTCTTGTGACACTTGTGCCAAGAGACACCTCGGAATCTAGAAGTGCATCCTTGTCTCTTTTTTGCAAAGCTTCTGCTATTCCCTTGACGGGTTACCATCCTCAGGTTTTCAACGTGGTTTTCTTTCTTTTTCCCATTGATGTGGTCTACCTCTAAACTCTCATCCCAATCAGGGAGGAAGGCTTTAGCAAGTAGGCGGTGAGTGCGATACCATTTTTGTTTCCCTCCTTTGTAAATACCAACTTTACAGTAGCGATAGTCACCGACTTGGTGCTTTAGCATTCTAATCCTGCCAAATTTCAGGGACCTAACCCTGCCTTGGTTGGAAACTTGATAGTCTCCGTCGTAACCCGGAATGTCTTTCCATATTTCTGTCATTTTACAATGATAATAATGAGGGTGAGCAACCCCACCGCTATGATGGATGCCATCACCCAGAAGGCAGCCTCCGCTGCCTTTTCGGTGTAGCCTTTTTTATCTCGGTCTCGGTCATCCATGCCAGAATCCTTTCCATCTATTGGACTCGGATTGAATCAGCTCCATTGCCTCCTCTGAGTAAGGCCCGTCTAATGCTTCCTTCACTGCATCAGCCGGAGACATTTCGTAGGTTTCCAAAAGAATGTCGAGCAATTCTGCCTTACCTCTTTCGCTCCACCGAATTGATTCAATTAGTTTGTGAAACTTTTTTTGGTTTTCTATTCCGGCCATCTCGGCTTTAATAAGGTCAGTCATCGTGGCCACCTCCATTTTCTGTCTAAGTGGCTGAACGCCTCTGCGATTTGATCGCAATGGTGTTGCTCCCACGCTTGTTGTTCTTGGTCATAAAACCAAGAGCCGAGGTCTTTATGATCGACCTTGTTGAGTTGCCGATAATAATCGGCCTGGGTTTTCGCCAAATCTATGGCGAATTGTTTTATATCTTTTGTCATTTTTTTTCCTTTTGTTTTGGTTAATCTTCATTCGAGTCAGGAGCATTGTTCACACGCTGTCAAGGAAATATCGAAAAATTTTTCCCGGGACATAAATTTGTTGTCCAACTCCACCGGCTCCAGGTTGATTGCCCAGGATTCCACCCATATGAGCCTGTCCAGGCCAGCGTTCCAAACAATGAACATCGTGGGCTTATCGAGCTTGATAAATTTGAGTTTCCGGTAGGGTAAGTGAAGCGACGGAAACGGGAATTGCCCATGCTTCCACCCAGCCTTGACCTCGACTTCGCAATAGCCAAAAGTTGGTACAATTAAATCCACCCCGAATCGGTCCGGATTCTCGATTGCATGAATACCATGGCGGGCAAGCCACCTCATCGCCTTGCGCTTTGCCAACGCATCAAATTGCTCGTGCAAGGCTGGGTCAAATTGTTTCATTGCCAACCATCTTGGCAAACTCATAGGCAAAGTAAATACATTTACAAGGGCTTTCCTACTGGCAGCCAATTGAAACGCCTCACAGGGCTATTTAAATGCCTTGTATAGGTGCATTAAAAAAGACCGCTCGTTACAAGCGGCCTTTTTGCTTTGTGTTATCCGTTTTTTTTAAGCGAGATAGTCAATCCAGCTCCCGCCATCATAATAAATATAGGGATCTAATCCCATTGCCTCTCGTGCCACCTCAATTAAGGATTCAGAGCGTTGCATCATACATAGGTGATATGGATACGGCCCTACTTCCCAGCAGGCATTGCAGGCCTTGTCCCATAATGCGAATTTGTAGCCATCGCCCCATTGGTATATCTGGCCGACTTCAGAGCGGGCTTGCTTGATTGCTTGTGTTTTATTTTTCATGTTTCCTTTTTGGTTTTTAGATTTTGGCAGTCTCATCAGTGCCAGCTTGCCAAGCTGACAGACGGCTTTGCAGCCGTTTCGACATTTTAAGCGGCAAGTGTAGTGTGTTGATACCTATCCCTGTTTCCAAACTCATTCTTATGCACTCGAAAAGCGGGCAATTGATTGAGTTCTCTAATCAATTTTTGTACGCCTTCAAAATCAAGAATAAATCCACCCTTGATACCCTCAATTGTGTGCATTGTGCGCTTAGCTGTTAGAATTCCAAAGCTTGCCTTGGGTTCGTCTAAAAAACGTAAATCCGTGGTATCCATTGAAAATGTATTTTCAATTTCTAATAGCACTCTTTCAACATCTTGCTCAATTACAGGAATAGCTAAATTGACACCCTCTTTTATATGCTGAAAATACCAAAGTAGTCGATTTTGGGACATGTCAGCGAATGAATAGGTCAAGTGATAATTTAACCTCTTTCCATTTTGCCGTGTTGGATTTTTGGTATAGTCGTAGAAAATTTCAAAAGGAAATTGTTCAATAACGTGCGACCAATCCAGATCGGAAGTACAATTTAGCCTTATTGCTAAATGGTATTTACTTGTTTTCACTTTTCTTCGCTCTCGTTCGATCTCATGAACAATTAGCTTTTCGGCAACCTTGGGAAAAAATACAGCAACCCAAGTTTTCTTAATGCGACTAACGGCAATTGTATTTTTGCCGCTTAGGTCTTCAATTAATTTGTGGCCGCTACCATCAAGACAAGCAAGGCGGCATGCCTTGCAAGCAAAGCTACAGATATCAATACCCGCCTTTTTAGAAGGTGCTAGATATAGGCCTAGCGTTCTATACAAAAGCTTTTCGCCTTTCTCAAGTTTGGCGCTTTGATTTACGCCGCAATAATAAGAGCATCCAATTGTTTTCAAGATTTTTGAATAACTCATATTTTCAAGCTTCATTTCGCTCAAAATCAAATTAGCCTTATCTAAAATAGACTGTTGGGCATTGCGTGGTGATTTTGCCGCTTGTATTTCCGCTAATTTATTCAATTGATCTTTCATCATTTTGATTTTTTGGTTAAATTATTTAGTTGATTGATTTTTGGCAATTTTTCCAATATTGAAGCGTCAGGTTAAAACCTTTAGTAATTTGAATAATATCTCTAGTACTAATTGGCCAGCGATTGTAAGGACAGTTTGCAAGGTATTGCGCCTTGCAGTTTTCCTTAGCTTCTTTGCTAGTTTTTCCAACGCCTATCGTTTCAATTATTTCTTGGCCTTCCCAGTAGGTGATCGAATATATTTTTTCAGGGTTATTTGATTGATCTTTCATAATGATTTTGATTGATTAATAATTTAAAACCAAAACTCTACAGGCTTTTATTTTCGGAGTCAAACTGTTTTTTCACTTGTTTATTAACAGGGTTAAGTAGTTGAATATCAGTAGCTTAGGTTACAATTGAGCTATATTCACAGAAATTAATTTGAAGAAAATTGAGCAGCAAAATATGGATTCCCTAGGCCTCAAAAGATTTACAACAATGGGTGAAATTGCCGCCAGTTCCGGCCGTTGCGTGGCTATTTCCTTTCTACCAGCACACGCACACGCACGAGCACACACAGGGTATCCGGTAAATGGATACAGTGAGGAAAGTGGTAGTGTATCCGAATGAAGGATACAGCTTAATTGTATTCGCACATTGGATACAAGCAGGTAGATTTCGGGTAGTGAAAGTTTCAATTTTGAGTAGTCAAAAAGCAGACTTTGAGTGCCGGGGAGGGGGTCGGGGGGACCAGGCCTTCAGCTATATATATAGATTAACTGCCCTATAAAAAAATTTGACCAATGGGGCCAGTTGCCGTAGCTATTTTGAATGATTACAGACCAAGATGACAAAAAAGAATTAATTAATTCTATCCGAGATGGTATTAACGAGGTAAAGGAAGCCCTGACGGTCCCGAAGAGCCTGAGTAAGTATAACCCTGAGAAGGTGGCTACTATCCTTTATTTACATTCTATTGGAGTGACTCAGACCCAGATGGAGAAAAAGTATGGATTGGGGAGCCGCACTACTTCTAACATATTGGTTCAGTATGCTGATTACACAAACCGCTGGAAGGCTATGGGGGCGAACATCCGTGGTCGTCATTTCCTGGAACTTTCTTCTTTGGAGGAAAGTTTAATTGATGCGTTAAAGGAGCGAATGGCGAATGGTGAGATTAAGCCAACCTTTCGGGATTTATTACCTTTAAGCATTGCATTGGAGAAGGCCGAGAAGGGAAGTAATACATTCCGTGGCGAGGCCAGTAATATTATTGAGGAGCGAAAGATGGTGACACAGGCGGATTACGAGGCGACGGTGGAGGCTGCCCGAAAACGTATGTTACAATTAAAGAAGGCCGAGGCCATTAATAATGACGGATGAAGATATTGAGTTGATTGTTTCTATTCTTTCTGAAACAACGGATAAGTTCTGGGTTGTTTATGAGTCTGACCAGAAGTTTATGATGTTTGGGGGAAGTCCTTGGGAGCTGAAGGATCAGTTGGACGGGAAGGTAAATCCGTTTAGTTGGAGGGATAGGTTTAGTAAGCCTCACTGGGATGAAATTTAGTCCTCACCCGATATTATCTGGGCCGTCAGACGAGGAAATTGTGTTCTGGGGGGAGAATGACCCTGGAACCCTTGAAGGTTTGCACACGGCACACGAGGAGCGTATTTTAAGCAGCAAGACAGACCCTGTGAGGTATGGGTTTGACCTGGACGGCTGGAACCGCATTCGTTCCGGGTTGGATGAATACAACGAGTGTTTATGCCTTGGTGGTAATCGCAGTGGTAAAACAACTGGATGCGCCAAGATAGTTATGGAGAGTGTCATGGCCAACAAGGATGGTCACATTGTATGTTTTTCACAGAATGCGGACACTAGTGTGAAGGTTCAGCAGGCGGTGATGTGGGAGATGATGCCCAAGGAGTTCAAGCGAAAGACTAAGGGTGTCGAGGGCTACATCAACTACTCGATGCAGAATGGTTTTACCGGGAGTGGTTTTATCTTTCCTGACACTCGGACCAGGGTGGATTTCAAAACCTACACTCAGTTTAGCAACAACCAGACCATTCTGGAGGGCTTTGAATTTGGATTTAAGGCCGGAGATAGTATAAACCTCGGAGCTTGGTTGGATGAATATTTGGGTGATGACACATTAATTAACACTTTAAGGTTCAGGCTGGCTACTCGGGACAGCAAGATGCTGATAGCGTTCACTCCGATTAATGGGTATACACCGTTCATTAATGAGTATTTAAAGGGTGGAGAAACCTTACAGACCAGGGAAGCGGTGTTGCTTAACCGGGAGTTGCCTGTAAAGCAGTATAGTCCTAACCGGGATGCTGCTGTTGTATATTTGCATTCTGACGAAAATCCGTTTGGTGGTTATCAGCGTATAGTTAAGGACTTGCGTGGGAGGCCGGATGACGAGGTGCTGGTCAGGGCTTACGGGATTCCGGTGAGGAGCATTACATCTCTGTTGCCGTTATTTAATACCGAGGTGAATGTTCTTAGTGAAACGCCTAACAAATATGGGATGGTGTTCCCTGATATATCTGACAGGGAGCAATTCACCTGCTACCAGGTGGTGGACCCTGCGGGAGCACGTAACTACACTTGTTTATGGGCTGGGGTGGATGAGGACGGATATGTATATATTCGCAAGGAATGGCCGGACCGGGATGGTTATGGTGAGTGGGCATTATTTGGTGATCCTAAATGGAAAACTGGACCGGCGACCAAGAAGCTGGGATTTAATGTGGAGACGTATGCTGATTTATTCAAGGAAATTGAAGAAGATTTGAACATTGATGTATTTGAGCGTATCGGGGATAGTCGTTATTTTTCCAGCGAGAATGAAAACAATGACGACTTATATATGTCGTTTGATGATTTTGGGATGGTATTTGTTCCTTCTGATGGTCGCCGTGAGGAAATTGGGATTAATGCCCTAGATGAATGGTTTATGTATAATCCTAACATTGCTGTAGATACGGTTAATAAACCGAGATGTTATATACACCGGGATTGCGGAAATTTAATTGACAGTTTAATTAATTATAATAGTCAGGGTAAGTCGGACGAAGCGTTGAAAGATTTTTTTGATTTGATACGTTATTTGCGAATGGCGAACGGAGGCGAAGGACCGGATCACATTACTAATCGCAGTATGCTGGTAACACAAAAAACTATGGGGGGATATTGATGGCTAAGGTGAGAATTGACAGGCTGGCGAAAGAGTGGGGAATGGAAGTGGAAGAGCTTCTATCTTTGGCAACCGACAAGCTATCGGACAAAATGATGACCGGAACACGTCGAGCTACTTGGATTAACGAAGAGGGTCAAAAGATTTTGAAGGATGCAACGAGCATACCGGAATGTGTCCCTAAACACTATGAGGGTCAGGTTATTAAGGGAGCCGCCAACCCAAGTTACGTGTATGCCTTTATTAAGGAGATAGGGAAAAAGGTTCCGGTGGTTGTTCCTCGACGCTGGCGTGGACGACTAACTGGAAAGAATGTATTAATTGAAGCCATTCAGGATATAAATGGAACCTCTTACAGATATAGAGAAAGACATCACTCTAAATAAATGGTGGATCTCCAGTGAGATTAACAGGCTTCTTGCCTGGGAGATATTGTGTTCTGTTGCGAGAGGAAAACAGGAAATACCTATAAGGGTTATGGATTTATGTGATATGATAGGAACGAGCGAAGACTTTTATTCCAAGATTTTATACACTGTTAGAAATAAGCTGAATGAAAAACAATGATATTTCCGAGTCGCTAACTTACGTTAGTGATAAACCTGACATTAAATCCTTACGTTATTCGTATGACCAATCGGTAACGGAGCTGGAAGCCTATTTCGATTTATGTCGAAGTAGCTACGATGACAGGCGTAACTGGTGGCCTGGTAAAAGCCGAGACTTACGCAAGCACGGGGCCGATGCTTTTCCCTGGGAAGGTGCCTCGGATATGGAGAGTCATGTTATTGATGAGCGTATCACCCGTTTGGTTTCTTTGTTTCTTTCTGCGTTGAGCAGGGCAAATATAAGGGCGTTCCCGGTAGAAATTGCTGATATTCCGAAAAGCAGAATAGTAAGTAATTTCCTTAAATGGATGATTACATCTGGATATATACCGAGATTTAACAAAGAGATGGAGCTGGGTGCTAATTATATGCTGGAGCGTGGGCTTCTCATTACGTATGTAGGTTGGCACCGGGAAGATCGGACATTTTTACAGCGGTTGAGTCTGGAGCAAATTGCCGCCATCAATCCCGAAGTGGGGGCGATGATAGGTGAGGGGTCGGACGACGATCAAATTATTCGTATGATCCAGGGTAGCTTTGATGGTGTGACTAAAAAGCGAGCCAAGAAAGCATTAAAGGATTTGCGGAAGCTGGGGATGGCTGAGTTGCCAATCGTGAAGCGTCAGGTGAATGCACCGGAGGTTAAGACA